AAGATTCTGACCTCCAGGAAGAGTAGAGATCTCTGTTCCACGACCACCTTCACGTCTAGGAAGCCAGAAGTCTTCCAGCATAGACATGAACTTCTTATCATCACGGATCTCTCCAGTTTGAGCATCGTATACAAGTTTATTACGATATCTCATCATCACATCACGGAGATATTGTTCTGCCTTCATCTTTGGCAGATTGCCAACATCAATGTAAAAGATACGACGCTCAGGCGCTCTACTCAGACGATAGATAACCAAAGAGTCTTCAATCATGCGGAGTTGATTAAGACCTTTGATTGCCTTATGCAAATATGAGAGAGTAAGATTTTTATTGCGATCTACCAGTCCAGATGTGCAATAGGTAATCGAATCTTTTGCAAATTTAATTCCTTGAGATGCTTGATTAGACCCTCTGTTTGCAATAGAACCAATTTGACTGGTGGATTGATTGTAGATAAAGTATTCCTGAATATTTGGGAACCCTGCATCTTTAGGGTCCTTTTCAGCATTTGGTTGATATCTAATATCTTCTTTCTTTTGCTTACTTGCCTGACGAACAAAACGCATCTTCAGTGCATCAATGTATCTCAGTTCTTGAATTCCGTCTGTAGGATTTTTGAGGTCAATTACTTTATGATAATAAAGTCTACCATCTACGTACCAATTTCTGTAGATCTCATGTGCTTTCTTATCAAAGTCCAGTAATTCAAGAATATACTTAAATTCTTCTCTGATTTTTCTCTTTAATCCATCACTAGCGTTTAGATTTGATAATTCAATCTGAACTGGACTATCGTTGGTATCACTTACAATTGCTTCGTTAACAATATCCTCAATCGCACCATCCACCTCTGGATGCAATGCCATCTCTCTATAACGCTTAATCAGATCAAATTCGGATCGGTAAACACCTTCAATGTCAACATACGAACCAAAAAATCCACTCGTTAGATAATGGTCAACCCCGTCCTCATTATTTTGAGGAACGGGGGACACAGCACCTTTCGGTTTATTATCACCATCTTCTATAGAGAATCCAAATAATTTGGCCATTATATTTTGGGACGTAAAACTGTTAGTACTATTTATTATACAACAGCACTAACAGTTTTAGGAATTACTTAACTCGAACTCCATTCTGGTCCCCTTCACCTGCTTCCCAGTACTGTACTTGGAAGTCAACAGTGAACTCTTCAATTGTATCAGAAGTATCATAAGAGAGATCAATCTGACTTACATTGGTTGGGAAGATGTCATAGAACTTGTAAGTTCTAAGTGGTGTTACACCTGTTTCTCCTTGAGCACCAGCTGCTTCATAGTTTGATGTGGACTCTTTTTTGTCACCTCTTCCAAGTTGATGAACATAAGCATCACACATGTAGGCGGTTGGATTAGTAGAACCAGTATTGTTATCTAGTTTACTAATTCCATTCATCCACAGTTCAAATGCAGTTCTCAACTTAAAGTTTTCATCATTGATGATTGTGACAGTCCAAACATCAAATGTTCTGTCTCCAGCAACCTTAAGTGTTCTTCCTCTAAATGGAATCTCAATTTGTGCAATGTTAGATGCTGGCAGTGCAGCAGCTTTTGCCATAAAGCGGAAGGTTTCATCATCCCACGCAGCTCCTTGGAAGGTCGCTGGTAAGTTTGGGATAGATACTTCAAATAGGTTGGGGCGTGCTGCCCCACCTGCTAATGCAGTTTTGAAGTTGCTGATAGTTCTTAATTTAGGGGCGTTTGCCATTGTTAGTTTCCTCCGTTATTAGTAATTATCTGGTGGATCAAACTCTACCAGCGACTTCTTCAAACGAGACGCCAGTTCTCGTTGCAACGAATGTCAAGGTCACGTAGTTAATCGACTTAGCAGGCTTCAGGAAGATGTCTGCTCTGAATTCGTTGTTGTCAATTACGTCGGGAGTGTTGTTTGTCTCATCACAAACTACGAGGTAATCATAGAGACCTCGCTTAGATTGAATATCACGAAGATATGGATCAACGATGTTAACAAAGTTAGTTCTTGTAATCTGATCGTTGAATTCAAAGAGTTGTGCTTCTGCAGCAGATTGAAGTGCTTGCTCGATTGTAAGGAACAATCTACGAACGTTGATTCTATCAAATGCAGATGCATATGCCAGAGCGGTCTTATCACCGAAGAGAAGAATACCAGCACCAGTTTGATTGACGATGGAATTAATTCTTGCGGAATAAAGAGCGTCTCTTTGAGACTTGGTTGGGTTGAATGCCAGTTTGATAGCATTCTTAAGTACGCCTCTTTGCTGACCAGCGGGAGAGAACCATGGATATGCAATGATATTTGTGCGGCACATCAGACCAGCAACGTCACCGTTACATGGAATATAGCGGAATTGGTTGTTGAACCTATCATAGGTGTACTTGTATCCACTATCAAATACAGCATAAGACGAAGATGTCAATGGACCAAAGAAGGTAATGATGTTGTCTGTTTGAGTTTGTGCATTTGTAATGTCAACAACAGAATATCTGTGTGGAGAGATTACTGCGACACAATCCTTTCTAGAATTAGCAATAGAGATTAGTTTGTTTGCCTTTGCTTGAGAATTGCTTAAGGTGTCCATACCTGGACCCATAAGCAGGTAGTCAACGGCAACTTCTTCTCTATTCAAGAAGAGGTCATATGCTTCCATCAACTTACCTAACTCAACGGCCATTCCGTTTTGATCGGTATAGTTCTTTCCAGATTCCATGGTGTAGGTAACTGGACCGATAGAACTAAACACATTACCATTTGCTACTCTATCCCATTGCTGGTCCGTTAGAGCATTTGGAGATGCGAACGTAGTTTCTGGGGATGCGTGAGAGTAAAGTTGAGTTGCTCTCTCAGTGAAGTAGATTGGTGTTGGGAATGTATTGTGGAAGGCATCATTCACCTTACTCTGATTACTACCTGCGTAGACATATTCAGAATAGTTTGCGAGGAAGTTCTTATACCAGGTCTTTTGAGGAGAATTTACAGAAGATACGGTATCAGTTGCCTTAGATACGAACAGATGTCTTTCTAAGATGTTACCACGAACTCCAGTGAGGTCTCCAGTATCATCAACAAGAACAATATGGAACTGGTCGTTTCTACCACTACGCTCATTAACATATTGCGATGTGGTTGGTTTTGGTGCAATGTTCTTCCAGAACAGTGTGCTATTATCCAATCCAAGTTCTTGGTAGTTATACCAATCTTCAACCTCAGCGACTTCAAGTCTAGAGTTGTTTCCAGTTACCTCAAGGATAACCTTGTCATCTCTGAGTGCAGAGATTGTCATAGTAGCGTCATCAGTTGGAGTAGTACCACCAATTACGTTACCAGGAATGGTTACGGTTCCGCCGTTTGGATATGCAAGACCAGTATTGGTTGCAGTAACAGTTCCGATACCACCATTAGAATCTCTGTAAACATTGAAAGAGATTCCAGATCCAACTGTACTTACACCAGCAACACTGAGATATACGCCATTTGATGCTGCTGGAACAGTGGAAGATGTTGTAAGACCAATAGTCTTAACAGCACCTTGAGATAAGTCAAATCCACCAACAGAAGAACCACCAATAGATACGGTATCACCAACAGTGTATCCAAGACCTGCATTGGTGATAGTTACTGAAGCAACATTACCATCAGTGTTATTTCTAACGATTGTAAATTGTGCTCCACCACCCGTTCCACCTGTTGTTCCTCCAAGTCCAGTGTAGGATTGACCTTGCTGACCATTAATTGGAGTCGATGTTGTAATGCCAACATCAGAGATTGAGTCAATAGGAGATGCTACTAATTCATTGTTATCAATGATTGTAACTCTCTGACCAGCTCTGAATGAAGAGTATGTGCTATTCTCAGTATAGTCAACTCTGTCCTCTCTTCCTGGTTCAGAACCACCAGTAGATACGATAGATTGAATCTTAACAAGAATATTACTACGACCAAGATTACCGCCATCATTAACTTGAGTAATCATGCCCTTCATGTAACCAACAAAGGATGTGGTTACACCTGCTTGTGGGATAATAGTTCCTGTAATATCTACAGTGACGCCATATCCAACTTGAGCACCTAAAGCACTAATAGAAGTAGTTGCAAAACCTACTGTTTGATCTCCAAGATCGTCAATTACACAAATCTTCAGACCATTTGCCCAGGTTCCAGGGTTCTTTGAAGCATACAACCAGTTAGAAGCACCATCAGAATGGTTTGCATTGTAGTCATCAAAGTTTTTGATTTTTAAAGTAGCATCGCTACCTGTCTCTACACCGACGCTTGCATTACGGAGCTTTTCTCCATCAGTACGCACGATGCTCATTTGACCACCATACGATAAGTAAGAGGATGCAGACATCCAGTACTCATAGTGATTGTCGGTGGATTTTGGCGAACCAAAAACGTTGAGTAACTCTTGCTCTGTTGCAACAGTGGTTGGTTCGTTTACAGGACCAATTTCAAAAGGTCCACAAATACCGCCAATGTTATCGAGTACGTTTTCAGCTCTCCCTACGGTTAAGTCAACCTCTCTAGTTAATACACCAGGAGATAATTGAGGAGTCGCCATGGATTAAGTCTCCTTTTTAGTCTCAGTTTATCTGAAAATATTTAGGAAAAGGGGCATTTACGCGGGGAATTTCAGCGTGAACTACCAATCTGGATACTCCCACCGATCAAATACACTATTTGTCATTCTACTTACAACAATTCTCTTTTTTGTACACTCTTTACACTCATATGAGAATGATGATGGGATCGCTCCTCGATCCTTTCTGGTTCTGTAAAATCCTTCTATAAGATTCTTTCTCTCACCACAGGATCTACACTTCCTATCATGTAGAAGTAGATGACCAAATTTTACCTGATCATCTAAATCCATCAGAACCATCTCCATGGGAGCATTGAATATCCCAATATATTTAATACTGGTTCAAACGCTAATGCTAAAATTGTGAACAGTAAAATTTCAATAAATGCTTGCTTCCATAATGGTTGCTTTAACTTCCATTCTTTGAATTTATTTGGTTTACTTGCTAAAGCATATAAACCAGATTTTTTACCAATAACTTCTGCCCACCAATGTGGGTCAACAATATTACTCAATAAGTTTAAAAATTTAATCATCGATAATCCCACATGTAAGACATATCACCATACTCATCAGTATGCCAACGATCACCATCTGCATCTACAAATGAAGTTGAATCTAAACCATCTTCAATGAAACC